CTATAACCAGAACTTTGGCAGATATGCCGTCCTTGAAGGTCAGGCGAATCTGGATGATTTACTCACCCAGCGCCCGGGAGGTGTGGTAAGAGTTAAATCCCCCAATGCTGTCATGCCCTTGGCTACCCCTCCCCTCCAGCCTGAATCATTCCAGATGCTTGGATATCTGGATGAGATAAGGGAATCAAGGACAGGAGTTAACAAGAATACACAAGGTATCAACGCAGACGCTCTGACAAGCCATACAACGGCCACAGCGGTGAATGCGGTGATGACCAATGCCCAGTCAAGGGTAGAGTTAATTGCTCGTCAGTTCGCGGAGACAGGCGTTAAAGAACTAATGTACTGCATCTACGAACTCCTACTAAAGAACCAAGATAAGGAGCGAGTAGTAATGTTACGGAACGAGTGGGTTCCTGTTCGCCCTGATATGTGGAGCGACAAGATGGACTGCACGGTATCTGTTGCTTTGGGCAATGGCTCAAAGGATCAGCAGATGGGGCATCTATCTCAGATGCTACAGTTCGCATCACAAGCCATGCAGGGTGGACTCCCAATCGTAACCACAGAGAATATGTACAATCTAGGGGCCGCATTGATTAAAGCAATGGGCTACCAGAATGTAGATGACTACTTAACCAAGCCACCACCGCCTCAACCTAAACAGCCCACTCCTGAAGAGCAACTTGCCCAGATGGAAATGCAAGTCAAGCAGAAGGAACTGGAGATCAAGGCGGCTGATGTACAGGTTAAGATGCAGAAGATTCAGCAAGAGGCTAAGAAAGATGCGGTAGACGCACAACTTAAAGTCGCTGAACTCGCACTAGAAAAAGAACAGAATAGAGCGGTAGCCTTGGGATGATAGATGAAGAACGAGAACGTCATGCTAAGAATCTTTTGCAAGACACGCTACTGCAAGAATCATTTGACACACTAGAAAAGAATTTGCAGGACACTTGGAATAACTCCGGTGTTCATGATGTAGATACGAGAGAGCAGTGTTGGCTCTCGTTAAGACTCCTCGAACGGGTGCGCCTTCATCTAACCAGTATCGTTGATACCGGAGATATGGCGAGGAAAGTTGAGGAATACCAAATCTAAGGAGAAATTAAATTGGCGGATACGCAACCAGCCCCGCTCCCCGTAGAACCGGGAAGTATTACCGAAGCACAATCAGCATTCTTAGGACTACTGGAACCCGAAGAGGTCAAACCAGAGCCTGAAGAAAGCGCCCCTGAAGAAGTTGAAGAGTCTACTGAGGAAACTCAAGACGAATCACCTGAAGAGGTTTCTGAAGAAGAACCCGAAGAGGAGTCAGAAGACGAATCTGAGGAGGAATCTGATGAAGAGCCAGAAGTTGAAGAGGAAGTAGAGGAACTTTATACTGTCACCGTTAATGGTGAAGATCATCAAGTACCCCTTGAGGAACTCGTCAAAGGCTATAGCCGTCATTCTGACTATACAAAGAAAACTCAGGAAATCGCTGAATACCGAAGAGGTGCTGAAGCCGCGATTCAACAGGCCCAGCAAGAGATACACCAGACTCAGCAATTCCGACAGCAGTACATTGATGCCGCGTCTGCCGTAGTGCAGGAACGGTATGGAAAATGGCATGAACTCCAGAACAATACTGACTGGGAACGCTTAAAGATAGAGGATAGAGAGGAATACCTGACTAAGAAATCAGAACAGGCAGACCTCGAAAACTCAATCAAGCAAGAAACTGAAAGGGTTAATCAAGTAACTCAACAGAAACAGCATGAAGAAGCGCAAGCCCATCAACAGTATGTGGTACAAGAAACTCAAAAACTAGAATCCATAATTCCTGAATGGAGAAATCCAGAGTTCAGGAGTAAAGTTGGAAAAGATTTGACAGAGTTTGCTGTATCACAAGGTTTCTCAGAGAAAGATGTAAGGGCGATGACCGACCATCGACACTTACTTGTTCTTATGCAAGCCAAAGCATTTCAAGAAATGCAGAACGCCCAAGTAACAGCAAAGGCCAAGAAAACCAAAAAGAAACCTAAGATGGTTTCCTCTGGAACTGGCAAAAAGAAGGGCGAGAATTCCAAAAAGCAACGTGCTGCTCAGATGAACCGTCTTAAAGAGAGTGGTCATGTAGATGACTCTGTTGCTCTCTTTGAGGATTTCGTAGAACTTTAACTAAGGAGGTATATTGCAATGGCAATACCCGCAAATACTCGTGAAACTTACGGTGGTGTAGTAATCCGTGAGGACTTGAGTAATATCATATATAATATTAGTCCAATGGACACCCCGTTCATTTCTGGGGCTGGTCGTGGCACGGCATCCAACACTCTATTTGAGTGGCAGAAGGATGAATTAGCCGCAGCGGCCGCTAACCAAAAGAAAGAGGGGGATGATCCCGTATCACTGGCAGTATCCGAGCCTACCAAATTGCAGAACTACACTCAGATTTCTGAGAAAGCAGTTCAGACATCAGGTACGGCAGAAGCAGTAGACTGGGCCGGGCGCAAGTCAAGCCAAGCCTACCAACTCGCCAAGCGTGCAAAGGAAATTAAGCGTGACATGGAATTCATGCTTACCGGTGAAGATACCGCTACTGTTGGCGCATCTGGAACGGCTCGTAAAACTGGCGCACTCAACTCTTGGATGGGTGATTCAACTGCTGCTGATTCCAATATCATAGATGGCAGTAATGCTACTCCAGCCCCAATTGCTGGAACTGGTGTTGGAACAGCGGTAACAGCCCCGTCTACTACTGACAAGGTGCTTACAATGGATATGGTCAATCTATGTGTAGAACAGATTTGGAAGGCTGGTGGATCGCCTGATGTTCTAATGTGTAGGTCTGATCTAAAGGTTAAGATGTCTGCGCTGGCTGGTTCAGTCGTTGCGGATATCGTTTCCAACCATGATAAGGCAAGCCCAGCAAGTGCTATCAACTCTGTTGATGTCATCGTAACGGACTTTGGTACGTTTAAGATTGTACCTAACCGTTTCTGCTTGGCTAACCAGTTGTACTTACTGGACTTCGATTACTGGAGCGTAGATTATCTGCGGCCTTTCCAGACCGAAACTCTTGCTAAGACTGGTGATTCCGTTAAACAGATGATGATTGCTGAGTATGGCCTTCGAGGTAAGAATGGTCAAGCGTCTGGTACTGTTATTGGTGTCAAAGCGTCATAATTGAGTTTGGGTGGGGGCTTCGGCCCCTGCCCATTTTCATTGAGGATAACATGAGTAAAGCGTTACTTAAAGAAGGACTTAAAACACCTAAAGAAAAGGCAGTAAAGGCTAAACCTTACAGCGAGAAAGCCTCCGCTGCGAAAGCGGTAGCATCATTAAGTAAGATGGCTAAAACACCGGGATCACTACCCTTATGAAACACCTAAGACCAACTACTGTAGAAGATCATGCTGACGGCACATCTAGTATTGTGACCCATCAGGATGCAGAGTCTATTGTAAATCAGAACAAAGAACTTCTGAATAACTACGGTGACAAACTAACCCACGGTAAGCAACAGCATGGAATGAGAGTTGCATCTATTCCTTTTGGAATATGGGAACAGTGGAAGAAAGAAACTAATGGCGCGATAGAAAAGGATAGTAAGTTGATGAAGAGATATCTCAACGATCCTGATAACGCTTTCCTACGCACCACACCAACGAGGCTATAACTATGTGGCTATATAACCCCGGTCACGCGGGATCAGTTCAAAAGAACTTTAACCCCCTGAACAACGCAATCTACTACGTCAACCGTAGATGAGCATTGCAACCTACAGCGAACTAAATACCGCTGTTGCTAATTGGTTAGACAGAGATGATCTAACAGACAGAATACCAGAGTTTATCGCTCTGTGTGAGGCAAGGTTCAATAGACTCTTGCGTATTAGGGCTATGGAGTATAAGCAGACTGCATCTACAGTGAGTGGTCAGAGAAATCTGGCCCTGCCTACTGGGTTTATTCAGATGCGTAATTTGCAAATGAACGAAACCCCCATAGTCCCTATGCAGTATGTCACACCTGAGATATACGATAGACTCTACGGTAGTACACTAACGGGAACTCCGCAGATGTACACCATCATAGCAGATGAGATTCAGTTAGGCCCAATCCCCGGAAGCGCCCTGACTATAGAGATGCTATTCTATAAGAGGTTTGACGCTCTCACTGATGTGGCTACGACCAACTGGATGATTACTAATGCCCCCGATGTATACCTTTATGGTTGTCTATTAGAGGCTGAACCATTCATAATGAATGATCCTAGAGTACAGTTATGGGCTACGGCATTTAAACAGGCCATATCAGATATACAGGAACAGGATAACAAGGATCGTCATTCAGGCTCCGCACTTAGGGTAATGAATACGAGTGGTTACTGGTGAGTGCGCCGATAACATGGGCTGAAGCAACTACGCCTATAACTTGGTCTGCTATAGGAATTAATTGGAATAGTCCAGCAAAGGCTAACACTTCTACCCTTGCGGTATCTAGCGGGTATAGTAATATAAATGTAGGAACGCTTGCCGCTGCTGCATCCTTTGCTAATAATTTGGGCAAGGTTCACGCCTCTACAAATTCAATGGCAACGGTTATATCATTTGGATTACAGAATGCTCTAACCAGTCTTGGTGGATTTACTTTTGAGAATGCTATTTCTTTTGATGTTGACAATGGATATACAAATAGTGGTACACTTGCTGCTGTAAGTTCTATAACTATCCCACTTACTATGACTTACGTCAACGCAACTAATCATGCTGAGTCTGTATCTATAGGCTCTACAATGAATGTCACATCTTCTGGCGAATTCCTTTGGGGTGACGTTAGTGATGTTTCTACTATTTGGACAGATGTAGAGTATCCAAATTGATTACCTTAAAACCAACAATGAAGGCCGATGGAGGCTTACACATGACACATAAATCAGATATGAACCTCGGCCTAAAGAATGTATGGGAGTTTGTTTGCTACGATTCCAACGGCATTGAAAAATGGCGCGAGAACAAGAAGAATCTAGTTGTTACAGTCGGACTCAATCATGTACTTAGTTCCTGCTTTGATGGCGCTACCCAGATTACCGCATGGTATGTTGGCCTAAAGGCTGCTGGTACAGTTGCTGCTGGAGATACAATGGCATCCCATAGTGGATGGGCAGAAAGTGTGGCCTATTCCCAGTCTGTTAGGCAGACCCTTACTTTAGGTACTGCGGCTGCTGGGAGCATAGATAACGTAGGCAACTTAGCAACTTATTCAATTAATGGAACCGCTACAATAGCGGGTGCTTTCATTAACTCTGACAATACTAAGTCAGGTACTGCTGGTACATTATACGGTGCTGTCGACTTTGGGTCTGCTCGATCTGTAATCTCTGGTGACACCTTAACGGTCACAGTGACTATGACGGCTGCATCAGCATGAGCGTAGAAACTGCTGCTTGGGTTACCCAACTTGTAGATACAAATCCTGTAGTCGGTGACCCAGTAGGTGAGGGGGACGATCATCTTAGAATGGTAAAAACAGTTCTAAAGAATAGTTTTCCATCTACTTCTACTACAGCGATTGTTCCTAACGTATCAGGGCAGACAGGCAAATACTTAACCAACGATGGTACTGACACTTCATGGGGAACCGTTAGCGCGGCTAGTCCCGGATTTGCTG